GTCCAAATACAACAGACGAAGGCGCAACTACCAGCGCCGGCGGCAAAAAAGGCAAAGGATTGTTTGGAAAAATTGTACAAGGTGCAGTAGGCGGGATTATTGGAGGTGCCTTAAGCGGAAATCAAAATCTTGGACAGGCTGCATTGGGTGGCGCATTAGGCGGTGCCTTCGGCGGAGGATTTGCTGGCGGACTACAAGGTGGCGCCGGCATTGGCGGGTTGTTACAAGCATTTCAAAGCGGTGATGCAAATGCATTATTTCAAGGTATAACAGGATTCTTAGGAGGCGAAGCACCACAAGATTTTGAAGCGTTTTTAAGTATGATTACCGGGCAAGTACTACAACGTAGTCAAATAGGCGAAGGGTTGTCAAGAATTGCACAAGATACTGGTAGCTTAAACGGAATCGGTTCAAGTAGATTGATAGAATCTTTTAACGAAATGGGTACAGCACCAATGCCTCAAACAGGGCAAGTATATGATCGTAGAAACAAAGTTATGACTCGTGGAAAAAACACTATAAGTCCAAACGAACGTGTGTTTCAGTTTAGTGCAGGAACTAAAATTACTAGAATGATAGAAGAAGTCGTATTAGTTAGTCAATGGGCCAAAGAACTCAAAGAAAGATCGCCAGATGAAAATGGTATGATTGATTGGTTCCAGATTTCTGCTGAAACTTTTATCAAACCAGGTGCTCAACAAGAACAACTAACAGGCGAAAATGCAAAAGTTTATCATTATAAAGTTGTTCCATATAAAGTACATAGTAGTCACTTTCAGAAACCTACAGATCCTGGACTAAATTATGATGCACTTAAAGAAAATGCTGTAAAAGAATACAATTACATATACACAGGAAAAAATACCGATATTCTTAATTTTGATATAAAAATAAACGCTGCATTTTTTGCTGCTGCAATGGCAGATAGCGGACAAAATAACATGAGTTTTAAAACTGGCGGAACTCAAATGAAAGTTACACAAGAAAGTGATGGCCAATATATACTCAATGAACCAACTAGTGCAGTTAGTAACACTGGACATATTTTGCAAGTTGATCAGTTAAGCACTAGTAGTCAAGGTGGCGGCGGAGCCGGCATTGATAATAACAAAATACGAACAGCACGTATGTTCCAAGACATAATTATTAACAGCAGTGTTGATATGGTTTCGTTAGAATTAGAAATTTTTGGAGATCCTTATTTTATATTTGATAGTGGAATGGGAAATTATACAGCAGCGTCTTCAAGTTTAAATGAAACAGCAGATGGCACTATAGAATATCAACGCAGTGAAGTTGATATTATTGTTAATTTCAGAACACCGGTTGATTATGACGAAGATGCAGGAACAATGACATTTCCAGAAGATACTGTACCAGTTGATGCATTTAGCGGTTTATACAGAGTAGTACAACTAACAAATTTAATAAACGATGGCAGATTCACTCAACGATTAACATTGTTAAGAAGAAGAAATCAGGAACAAGACATACAACAAACCGGAACAGATGATAAAGCAGTAAAAGTAACAGATGCACAACCTTCGCAAGTTGCAGCAACACCGTTCTAAGGACAATACATGGTAGATACATCGGCTCAAACGGAACACAAACGTTCCCCAGATCAAGGTCAGCAAGAAGCAAAAGCTGGTCCCTATATTGGTCGCGTAATCAAACACGCAGATCCGTATTATCTTGGTGGTTTAGAAGTTGAATTATTAAAAACCACAGAAGCAGGTAACATTGGAGAAACACTTGGACAGACTGTAATTGTTTATTATGCCAGTCCTTTCTATGGTGTAACTAATGCTGCTAACATTGGTAAAAACGATACTTACAGCAATACACAAAAAAGCTATGGATGGTGGGCTATTCCACCAGATCCGGGCACATTGGTTCTTTGTACATTTGTTGAAGGCAGCAGAGAATTTGGTTATTGGTTTGCATGTATTCCTGAAAAAGGAATGACCTTTATGTTACCTGGAGGACAACCAAGTACAGAACAATTAAGCGGGCCTGTTCCTGGACAACTAAAGGGTAAAAAATTACCAGCAGGTGAATTTAACAAAGCAACTACAAAGCCTCAAACAAACAATGTAATAAAATATAAAAGACCAGTAAATGATGATTTTGTTAACCAGCTTATTGAACAAGGATTAGCAGAAGACGATATTCGAGGCATTACAAGCACTAGTGCGCAACGTGAATTTCCAAGTGCAGTAGTAGGATTTAGCAGTCCTGGACCGGTTGATAAACGCAGCGGATCTCCACAAGGCGAAATCGGTATAAAAGAATCACGTGCAACTGTTCATGTTAGTCGTTTAGGTAGCAGTAGTATTGTTATAGACGACGGTGATGACAAGTTAATACGTAAAGGATCGCCTGCAGATACTCCTTATGAATATATTAACAAAGAAGCCAGCGGCCGCGGCGGCGATGTAACCAAACCTCACAACGAAATGATACGTTTGAGAACTAGAACTGGCGCCCAAATTGTAATGCACACAAGTGAAGACTTGATTTACATTAACAACAGCCGTGGCACTTGCTGGATAGAAATGAGCAGTAACGGTAAGTTAGATGTATATGCTGCTGATAGTATTAGTTTTCACAGTGAAAACGATATCAATTTCAAAGCAGATAGAGATATTAATTTACAAGCTGGAAACAATATAAACATAAATGCTGGAGCAAGCATATTTGAAACTGCCGCAGCATCATGGGAAGTCAAAGCAGGAGCAGATGGCAAACTTACAGCTGGAGGCACTGTTTGGATTGACGGCGGCCCTGAAGTACAGCTTAATGGCGGTGGTAGTGCTGCCGCAGCAAGTTTCCCTGCAAGAGTACCACAACACGAACCTTGGCCAGGGCATGAAAATTGGAACCCTCCAGAATTTGTACCTGATAAAACGATAGCTACTGTTGAAGACCAAAATTCAGGTTAAATACAGTAAAGTGGAGATGTAAATGGCAGACACATGGCCTGTAAGTGGTGGATCAGTTGGAAGCAGAGGTAGTGCTGAAACTTCTTCTCCCCGCAGCGGCGGAGATCCTCGTACAGGAGAAGCTATGTACGCAGGAACAGGAAGTACAGTTACAGGTACACGTACCGCTGATGCTAGCACCGGGCAGGAAAGTTTAGATGCGTTTGGAGGTGAAGGTGCAACTGTTATTCCTGGTATAGGCATTGACGAAACACCAGGTGCTAATTCTGCTACTGCAACTGGTGCTAATCCTGGAGCAGGAACAGGCGGTGCCGCCGCTGGATCTACTAATGCTGCGGCTGCTTCAGCAGCATCTACAGTTAGAGACACAGTAGTAAGAGATGTTGCTGGAAATCCTATTCAAATCACTGTTGATAGCTTTTTACAAAGTTTGCAAGGCAGTTTAAGCAGTATTTTACAATCTGGATTACAAGGATTACTATCAAATTTACCAGCTGGAATTTCTGATCTTTTGAACAGTACAGGACTTACTGGTGCTCTAAGTGGAATGGTTGATCAACTTAGCGCAGGTTTAAGTAGTGCGCTAGGGCAAATGGCAGGCGCACTACAGGGTGCTGCCCAACAACTAGCAAGCGGTTTAGGCGAAGCAATCAGCAACATTCCAGGTATTGGACCAGTCTTTGATGGATTTACACAAAGTTTAGGAGCTTTTACAGAAAATCTGCAAGGCGCTTATAATAACTTAGCACCTGCTCTGCAAGCAGGAGTTGATGGACTAGTTACAGGTGTAGGTGCAAGTTTAGTAAATCAAATAAACATACCAGGATTACCAAGATTAGATCCAGTTGCCGCAGGTGCAACAGTTGCTGGATTGAGATTTGCAACTAATCCAGCAGTTGATTTAGGAAATTTAAGTAATGCAGCAAGGCAAATACATGATAAAGTTTTCCAACGAACTGGAGAAACAATATTTGCAGGTATTGCAAGTGCTGCATCTAAATCCAGCAGAGAGATGAATAGAGTTGTTCAACGCAGCGACGATGGCAATTATCAGTTTGTGAATAGTGTAGAAGAAGCAACTAGCAATGCTAGCCAGACTTATGTTATAGAAAATGAAACAATTGTTGATTTACCGCAGACATTTGTAGATACTCTCAACAGTGTGCAAAGGCAAAGTTTTGAAACATATCAAAGAATTGCATTTAATAGAATACAAGATAATAGAACACCGTTTTTATATGAGGAATTGGTAACTCGCGGTGAACCAACTACACCTGCTACTAGAGAGTTATACACTAATCTTTCAACACAAGATAAAATTTTTATAGATAATTTAGTTACAAGATTTAATAACTTTTATGCTTCGCAACGCAGTGGTACAACATTAGCACAAGATACTGCTAATAGAATAGGGTAAATACACTATGGCAACCAATGATAAACCACTTTACAAAAATATTACAATAAAACAAAATTCACAAAGCAGTCCTGTTGTGAGCAAGAGATACCGCGGTATCAGTACTGTTGCTAATACTAAAAATTTTAATTTATACGACATTCCGTTAATTAAGCAGGATATAATTAATCATTTTCATATACGTCAAGGCGAAAAACTAGAAAATCCTAGTTTTGGAACTATTATTTGGGATGTTTTATTTGAACCTCTAACAGATAATTTGAAAGAAGCTATAATTTATAACGTAACAGAAATTATTAACTATGATCCAAGAGTTAGAGTAGATAGTGTAATGGTTGATACATACGAAAGCGGCATCCAAATTGAATGCAGACTTACTTATTTGACATATAGTATCAGCGAAACAATGCGATTAAAATTTGACCAAAATGCTGGTTTAATTTAATATACGCATATTATTGATCCAGATAAATATACTATAAAGCAAGGATTAGTGCCCTATGTCAAGTACAGACCGTCAGAATAGACTTCTTCTAGCAGAAGACTGGAAAACAATATATCAATGTTTCACGTACGCAGATTTTCAAATCTATTA